GAAAAACTATGCAAACCCATTATGTGCTATCGGACATTCAAGATACAGTATATTTGTAACTAAAACTGAAGATAAGGTTTGTATTAAAACATTTACCTATTATAGAACTAGAGGTGTGGGTAGAAAGTATTTTAAAATCCAAACTTTAGTCCAATATATAACTTATAACTTCAAGACTAATTCTTTATATAATGGTAGTATTACAAATTATCATTTAAAACGTAAATTCAGAAAGAAGGTTAATCGTAATTCGTTTAATCAGGACCCGATTAATAGAATGAAATCTCTTATTAATTCTGAGTTATCAAATATCCTTAGTAGAAATCCTGAACTATTAATTAATAAAACAAATATTATTGATAGTGTATTTGGGACCTTTATTAAGTCAATCCCTGGTTATGAAAAATATAACAACATGTCATACGAATACATTCCATATAAAATGTATTTGGATGCTAACAACATTAAAACACCAAACAATTGGGCGGTGTTTATGTTATCCCAACAACACCCAAAAAAGAAAGACTTCGTTAAAAATAAATTAAAGTTTATAGATACGATTATGTCTTTGTATCATTTTAAGGGTGATAAGATAAAAAAGATTTTACATAATATAAACCAATTTAATGGGTCTGACTTTTTTAAATCAGTATGTAATTTATTTGGGAATGATTTTATAATGTCACAACCCGATAAAGTGATTATGAGTATTTTGGAAAGTTCAAACTACCCTAACTCTAGAGGGGAAGGGTTCTTCCAAAATAAAAAAGAAAAGAGTAATGCCTTTGAAGTGTTTAAATTAGTATTAAATGGTGAGATTGATTATAACACCTTCAATGACCATTTTAGTATGATGAGTAACTTAAGAAGATTTGAAACCGTAAGATGGGAATCAAATGACTACGACAGTTTTAATGATGAACACTTTAACTTATCAGAAAGACTAGGGTTTTATAACAATGGGGACTTCACTAGACACTACAACGAAGAGTTTGTTAATAAGTTAGAGGAAGTCATTGACGACACATATCATCCTGTGGTATTAACAACTTCAAGGGAATATAATATGGAGTCTCACCTTCAATCAAACTGTGTGAAAGGTTATGTTAATAGAGCGGGGTCTTTCATTGTATCACTTAGAAATGGTTCGTTAGATTCAAAAGAACGAGCAACCATTGAGTATCAGATTAAGTTGGATAACGATAAGGTTAGATTGAAAAGAGTTCAAACTCTTGGAAGATTCAATGCACACCTTGATGAATCATGGAATAGACCTTTGGTGTTATTGGATATCCGAATTGAAAAACTAGTTAATAGTGGATTATTTGATTTACCTAAGGTTGAGTTGAAAGTGGGTAACAAAATATTCAATTCAGGATGTAGTTTCACCGAAGAAATTGGTATAATGAACTTCCAATATGGACCAAATCTAAAATGGGACGATGAAAGAATTACGAATGTTAGAGCCCGTAATACAATTGAATACGTGGAACTCCCTTTACAAATACTCAACGGAGATTTAGATTTTTAATATGAAAAATATACCACAACATTGTATTGATATATTTATGATGTCATTCCCTGAATGCCCCTCAATTATTGAGATTGGGTTTAACACCACTAAAGAATCAATTGACAAATTTATTAATAAATCCAAAACAATATGGGTTGAAGAATTTTTTGATGGTGATGGTAATAAAACTATCAGAGAAAATTTTGTTTTATATGACAAAACAGGTGTGATGGTTTATGTAAAAGATGAGACCAAGGTATTTATACTTACAACGATTGATAGGCGTGAAATTGCTGAATTTTCGTTACAAACATTAAAAAGATTAAATCAAGAAAAAAATGGAAATAACACAAGAATTATTACAGGAGAAAATTAACAACGGTGAAAAATTAATCGTGGACTTTTGGGCACCATGGTGTGGGCCTTGTAAAGTAGTTAAACCTCTTTTTGAAAAAGTATCTGAAACTACTAATATTCAGATGTTCACACTGAATGTGGAGGAAAACAGAGAAATATCTGCGTCATTAGGGATTAGAGCCATCCCAACAATTAAATCATTTGACGGAGGTAAAGAAGTCTCTAACAATGTTGGAATGTTACAAGAAGGTCAAATTAAAGAATTAGTAAACAATTTAATCAATGGATAATTTAGTAATATTATATACCATGAAAGGTTGTCCCTTTTGTGTGATGATGAAAGAACAGTTAACTGAGGCTAACATTGAATTCTACGAAAGAGATATAGATGAATATGAAGAAGAACACAACTTGTTTGTTGAGGCATCAGGAAGTGATTACGTTCCAGCATTTATGATTGTTGAATCACATGAGAGTGAAACACCAAAACCACATGTATTTGCTCCTGATGTCCATTATAATGAAATCACTGAGGGTGTTGAGATTATCAAGAAGTTTATGTTGTAACCTCTTAAAACAATTAAGATGAATCTTAATTATACAAAAAAAGGTGTTACCCACACACCGATTAATAAGTGGGAACTTTCAGACGGAACATATTTAATAATCTATCAGGGTAGTCGTGGTGACAACCCTGATTTAGATTTTATTGTAAAATATAAAACTGAAAAGACTCGTTTACGAGCTCCATCACATACTCATTGGATAGTTGACCTCATCCTGAAGTCAGAATACTCTCCTAATGATATATCAAATTACATAAGTGAATGGATTGACCTATATGACAGGATTGAACCATTCCAATCCAAAGAAGAACGAGAAACCTACAGATTAACTTATAACGAATACTTTATTGAGAAATACTATTTCTTAGATAATTCAGGCGCGTTCTCGTTAGAATTTTTATCAGGTTTAATTGAATTATTTATTAAATGTGAAAAACAAACGGAAGGGGCTTTCATGTTTAAAAACTTATTGAATCTGGTTAAAGAATATTGTGAGGGAAAGAAAGACTTTTATCAAGTAATCTCTTATTCTAAAAGAGTATAATATCTTTAACCCTGTCTTTAACCAACCAAGGTTTTGAAGAAAATTGAGTATCTATTTCAGAACTTAAATCATAACCCGACAAGTAATCTTTTTGAAACTTAGTTAAGTTAAAATCAAAAACATCTAAGACCAAAGACTTCAGTTGTTTATCCAACGTAGGATTACTCGTATTAATTGATATTAGTAAGTCATCATCACCATCTATTTGTTTGGTAATTTTGAATTCAATTTTATTATATTGAACGTAAGGTAATAAATGATTACAAACATATTCTGTGTAGTATAAACCACGTCTACCCATATTTAAACTATAACCATACGGAAACTCAGAAGACACCGATAAAAATTCAGTGTAATGGTATTTGTTTAAATCGTGATAATCGTATGGATAAGAGAACTCCAATTCAATACGGTTAGTGTAAGTAACTGAGTTTAGATGTTTGGTATCGTATTTTAATTGAGTTGTTGTGACCTCATCAATAACTGATTGGTGAAATAATGGACGAGAACTATTATACACGTCAAAGTAATATTCCAATTGACCCATAGGTTCCTGATATTGAATCAAATCAATAATGTTAATTTGTTTAATATCTAACGATAAAAGAAGGTCTTTATTTTTTTCATAAAATTCTTCTTTAATTTCATTCAGGTCCAATACCTTATCGTGTTGAGTATTTCCATTAACAACAAAGAATGATTTAAAATCTGTAACCTGTATTCTTGTTTTATTGGTAGAATCTATTTTAGATAGAATGTAATCGGCTAATTTGTTAACAACCCCTCTCCTTGAATTTGGATTAATATATCTCATACACATTTGTTATGTGAAATTAATAGTTGAAAAAACAATAAGGTTAAATAGAAAAAACAAAAAAGGAGAGTAAAAACTCTCCTTTTAAAATGAATACCGTTACAAATTATTTCTTATTGTAATACTTCTCAACTACTTTCTTGATAGACTCTTGAATAGTAGGAGATTTAACTTGTTGGGGTTGGCTAGGTTGAGCAGTTTGTGCTGGCTGAGCCTGAGTCCCGTTATTCTTGTTTTTACATCCACAACTCATCTTAATTGGTTTTTTAGTTTAGTTTATTATTTTAAAAATATGTTTATAACAAGTTTTTCTGATTGAACCTTGATATCCGTTGTTTAATTTAACACCACGTAAACAACTAGATAATTTCATTCTTACATTTCTTGGGTTACCTTTAGTAAACCCATTCCCAATAAGGTAATTAGCTCCATCAACTAAACTCTCAAATATAAATATCTCCATGGTATCAATATTTGTCAATGAAAACTTAGAAAAATTTTTATTTTTATTTAAATTGTGTTTAGACAGTTTAATTTTAACTTCATCATTAAAACAATTTCGTCTAAATTCATTTACTGTCGCTAAGTTATACCCAAATGACATATCATTTGATTTATAATATGATATATAATAATTCTCCCTATCAATAAGTTTAGATTCATTACAAATTTCGGTAATCTCAAAAATAAATGAGTCCTTACCATATTTGTTATATGAGTGTTGTAAATACGAATTGTCGTGAACCCCACGGTCTAACATCCAAAAATGCTTATATTCTCTGTTTTTAATATTAACAGAACTCCCAACATACACTTTATTATTTTGAGTGTTTTTAATAATATAAATTCCTGATGACATATTTGATAAATATCAACTTATTTTAATTACAAAGTATTTATTGTTATGAGAAAAAAAATCATACTGACGGAATCTAAGTTACATAAGATAGTTAGGAACATTGTTGAACAAGTTGAGGATGAATATTATAGAATATCACCTAACGAATTGACTGAGTTGTTAAAACTCTCAGGATATCATATGCAAGGTGTAACCAAATTACCTAAATTCCAGGGTAAGAAATTATGGGTAACAGGTTCTTTAAATTTATCAAACAGACCAATAGATTCATTAGGTAGGATTGCCTACATTGATGGAACTTTAGATATTAGTAGAACTAAAATTTCTGACATTGACGGTGTTACTGTAAAAGGTAGTGTTTGGGACACTGATACACCAAGAGAAGCTAAAAGAGAAGCTAAAATATTAAGAGAAAAAAGAAACGAAGGTGAAGTTAGAAGAGCTAATAAAGAATGGGATGTTGAAGATGCGGATGAGATAGGATTAAAGGCGAACGCTTTGTTTCAATATCTAATAGAAAATGGTGAAATTTCGGTATTAGATGATGAAGAACAACAAACATTAGATAATTTACAATCACAATTAGAAAGTTTAGAACAACAACAAAAAGATTACGACACATCAAATGAAGATTGGCAAGAAGTATGGGATTCACTTCAGGAAAGAATTGAAGAAGTTGAACAGGAAATAGAAGATGTTGGTGAAAATGATGGGGACGTTTATGATATATACCCGACTAAATACAAACATTACGGGTTAAATCAATTTGAAGTCCTTATGGGTGGTTTCAGAAATAAAGAATATAGTGTTGGTGATTATGATGAAATGGAAGAAGCCGCTTTAGTATATGCCAAACAATATATTGATGAGGTCGGAGTAGACGGATTTAGAGATTATTTCCTTCAGGATAATATAGATACTGATTATTTAAGTGATTATGTTAGAGACAGTTACGAAGATGATGTTTGGCAAAATCCTGATGTATACTTCAATGACGATGATTTTGAATTGACTGATGAAGAAGAAGCGAGAAAAGAACAGTTAGAGGAATATATTGAAAAAATGGAGGAAGAACAAAGTAATTTGAATGATGAGATTGAAGATGCTGATGAATATTCTGACAGATACGATGAGATTCAAAACATGATTGATAAAGCTCAAGAAGAACTTGATAATATTGAACCTGACAAAGAACCGACACAAGAAATGGTTGATAGAGTAGTAGAAGATATGGTCAATGATGCTTTACGTGACCCTGTTAGATATATTAAAGATAATGGATTGGATATTAAAAATTTCATTGATGAAGATGAGTTAGCGAAGGCTTTAGTTGATTCCGATGGTTGGGGAATTATGAATGGGTATGATGGACAATACGATGAGGTTACGGTTAATGACACATCATATTATGTAATGAGAATAAATTAATATCTCTTCATTTATTCCAAAACTTTATTTATATTTTCCTAAGAACAATGAAAGGAGTAAGAAAAAATAAAGTTAAGTTTGTAATGGATACCGATTGGTTATTTGAAGGAATTATTGATTCCGAACAAAAACAATATATCTTATTAAACTACTTTCAAAAGTTGAACAAGAACCTTGAGGAAATGAAGGTTTATCCCATGTTCACCGAGTTGTCATTACATTTAGGGAACATCCAAACTTTAATCAATCAAAACAAAATTTTATATACCGAGAAGTTATTATCATCATTTGATGATGAAATACTTTTAACGGACCTTAGAATGAGAGATATCCCCGTAATGGCGGATGATGAATATTTGGAATACCAAAAGATTTTAAAATATAGTCATCCTAAATTACAAGACTACTTTGGGATAACTAAATCAATATGGGCGGTTGTATACGACTCAATCCAAGTTAGTGTTAAAAAGAATAAGAATAATTTAGAATCTAACACTGGGTTCTTTTTTTATAGAACAAAAGAAGAAACTTATATTTGGAGATACAACACAAGAAAAGTCCCAAAGTCTAATAATCAAACAAAAACTTTCTTAAAATTAATCTACCAAGGAGACCTTGAAAATTTGACAATCAACGATGTGATTCTTAAATTTCTATCAACCAAAGAGGAGGTTAAAACACACAAGTTACCTGTATTTGAAGTTACCTGTAATGATGTTTTTCCATTGGAAGAAACTTTGGTCCCCATTTTTAAAAGAAAGATTATGACATATATCACCCAAAGTATAAAAAAAGAACCTAAAAAATTATTGACCAATGGGATTTAACAAACGATTTGTAAAAATTGAGAATGTGATTCAATCAATTAAAAATGATTTTCCTTTATCAAAAGTATTTGCCGCGGATGCGTTAATTTTCACCGATGATGACTCAATTAAAGTTTTTAAATTACATCAAAAGGGTGTTAGCGATGAAGAAATTTTAAATATTATACAAGATGGAAAACTCAACGAATTTACACCTGTTACTCTCTAAATTAAGACAACCGTTAAGTTTAGACTTCATTAGTAATAATATTCTGAATGTATCAGAATTTGAGGCTACTGAAATTTTAAATGAATTAATTGAGGATGGTATTGTTAAAAATGAAAATAACTACTACTCTTTAAAAAATAATAATTATGACAAAAATTGAATATGTATGGCTTGACGGTTACACACCTGAGCCGAATCTAAGAAGTAAAATTAAAGTTGCCCCAACTAATATTGATGACATATCAAGTATTCCTGTATGGAACTTTGATGGTTCATCAACCTTACAAGCGGAAGGAAGTAAATCCGATTGTATATTACAACCTGTTAGATTATATCGTGAGATTGGTCAGTCAGATAAAGTTTATGTTTTATGTGAGGTAATGAATCCTGATGGAACTCCTCATGAAACAAATCAAAGAGCCAAATTAGGTAGTGAAGATAAAGGATTGTGGTTTGGTTTTGAACAAGAATACTTCATCAGAGAAGGTAAAAGTAAACCTGTGTTAGGTCACGGTAGTGGGTCAATTGAAGGTCAAGGTAAATATTATTGTGGTGTTGGTGCTAATGTAATTGGTAGAGATATTGTTGAAGAACATATGGACCTATGTTTACGTATGGGTATTAGTATTACAGGAATAAATGCTGAAGTTGCTTTAGGACAATGGGAGTATCAAGTATATTCAGAAGGAAAATTAAAAGCGGGGGATGACCTGTGGATGAGTAGATACCTAATGGAAAAACTTTCTGAGAAATATGGTTACTACATTGAATACCACCCTAAACCTTTACCTTACGGAGAATGGAATGGTTCAGGATTACATACGAACTTCTCAACTGAAAAAATGAGAAACGAAGGTGGTGAAGAGTATTTCAATGTCCTATTTAATTCATTGGAATCAAGACGACACAAACACATTGAGGTTTATGGTTCAGACAACGAACTTAGACTAACAGGTAAATTTGAAACACAATCAATTGATAAATTCAGTTGGGGTATTAGTGACAGAGGAGCATCTATCCGAGTTCCTATGTCAACCGCAAAAGAATGGAAAGGTTATATTGAAGACAGACGACCAGCATCAAATGCGAACCCATACGAAATTATTAAAGTTATTTCTGACACAATTGATATGGCGAATGAACTAGCGGAAACCACTCACAAAATGTATACTAATGTTGATATGAAAAACTTTGACGAGATTGCTAAGAAATACAATGGGATTTTATCAAGTGAAGAATTGTTAAACGAATATAAAGAGGATTAATATGGAACAAGTAAATCATCCTAATCATTATGGTGGTGAGAATAATCCATACGAAGCAATTAAGGTAATTGATGCGTGGGAGTTAGGGTTCTCACTTGGGAATACAGTAAAGTATATCTCAAGAGCGGGGAAAAAAGAAACTGATAAAGAATTACAAGACCTTAAAAAGGCGTTGTGGTATTTACAACATCACATAGAAACATTAGAGAAGAAATGATAGATTTTAAAGTAACTTCACCATACTAATAGATATTTATTGGTATGAAAGGTTTAATATTAGATGAAAAAGAGATTGTTCTTCAGTATGAGAGATTAAAAAATGTTAATAAAGTCGCTGAGCTTTTTAACATATCTGTATCAACAGTCCAACGAAGATTAAAAAAAAATGGTATTATTTTTACTTCAAAATATCATACTCTAAATGAAGTTGAAGTTTTAGAACGATATTCATCGTTAAAAAATATTCATAAAGTGGCGGAATATTTTAATATGTCAATAAGTCCTATAAAAAAAGTACTCAAGATAAATGGTATTGATTTGACAAATAGACGATATGATGTTAATCATAAATATTTTGAAAAGATAGATAATGAAGAAAAGGCCTATTGGCTTGGTTTTTTATATGCCGATGGATATATCAGGGAAAGAAAATTTGGTAATTCACTTGAGTTAAAATTATCTGTAAAAGATAGTGACCATTTAGAATTGTTCAGACGATGTTTAAATTCTAATCACAAAATCGTGTACGGGTTCAGCAAGACCCATAATAATGGTAAACCATCCGTTTCACATATGGGACATTTGGCG